ATAAAAGGACCGTGGCGAAAAAGAAAAGTCGTCGTTCCAAATGAGGAAGAACTTCTTCGTCAAGAGGAGATGGAGTTCTGTGAAGAACTAGCATCTAAACTTGTGATGGATATGATTCATATGATGAGCGATAATGATGTAGATATTGGAGAACGAAATTTTTCCCGTGACCTTTCTGTAGTCATTGAACTTGTGAAGTCACTTCTATATCGTGATGCTGGTCTTGAATACCCGCTCCATGAGTTTGTTGATATGTTTACAGAGACGACTATTGAATTGGATAACTCACATCGAACAGTCATTCGAATGGATAAACTGAATGAGATGGTAGAGTTAATGAGAATGGATGAGGATGATGACCCAGAAGTTTCATGAACCATACAGTCCTGCCATTATGGAGACAACTGTATCAGAACGATTTGTTGACATCGTAAACACCGTTGCAGATGATGTTCTTGCAGATGAGGAGAAGAGTAAACAGTGGGACTTTTCTCATAAACTGGTAGGCAAGGTTAACAAGGAAATTCAAATTCCTGTTAAGGATAAGTCTGATCGTGACTACCTATTTCGCACAATGAAGCAGGGTTGTCTAGATTATTTGAATTATATGGTTGACAAAAACCGCGCACACAGTTATAATAGAATAGTGGGTGCAGGAGTAAAACCAACTATTGACAATATCCACCTGACACAGAGTTGGGTGGTAAGTCAGTATGCGGGTGACTTTAATCCTATTCACCACCACAATGGAGATTTCTCTGCTGCAATTTATCTAAAGGTTCCAGAGGGTATGACAGAAGAATGGAAAGAGGATTTCAAGGATCACTATCCAGCAAAGGGTCTTATCGAATTTGCGTTTGGTGAGAACCAGAACTTTCGCAGTGACAATCTAAAGTTCAAGCCTGAGGTTGGTAAGTTCCTTGTATTTCCTTCATGGTTGAAACACTTTGTATACCCGTTCTCTGTCGAAGGTGAAAGACGCATGATGAGTTTCAATGCGACCATTATAAATAGAACGAAAGAATAATTATGATTTTAGTTGACATGAACCAGATTAGTCTGGCCAGTGTGATGATGCACTTGAATATGAATAAGAAGATCGAACCAGAGATTGATATGGTTCGTCACATGATCCTCAATTCAGTTCGCATGTATCGCACGATGTTTCGTGAAGAGTATGGAGAACTGGTTCTCTGTTACGACTCGAAGCACTACTGGCGTAGAGACTACTTCCCAAATTACAAACGCAATCGTAAGAAGACACGGGATGATTCCAATCTGAATTGGGATGCCATCTTTGAGTGTCTGAATACCATCAAGGCAGAACTGAAAGAGTTCTTCCCCTACAAGTTCCTTGAGGTATATGGTGCAGAGGCAGATGATATCATTGCCGCACTATGTGGTGAACTTGCATATGATAACGGTAAGACACTGATTCTTTCTGGTGACAAGGACTTCATTCAGCTACAGAAGTTCAAGAATGTGACACAGTACAGTCCTATCACCAAGAAGTATGTGAATGGCGTCGATCCAGAGGAGTATCTGAATGAACACATCATGAAGGGTGACTCCAGTGATGGTGTCCCTAACGTGTTGTCCCCAGACAATACCTTTGTTGATGGTCTGCGTCAGAAGCCACTGAGCAAGAAGAAGATTACATCTTTCATTGATGGTGACCTTCCCAATGATGAGGTCAAGAGAAACTTTCAGAGGAATGAAACTCTGATTGATCTAACCAAATCACCAGATGAACTCTTCATCAAAATTCTGGAAGAGTTCCGTGATGCACCAGAAGGTGACCGTAGCAAACTACTAAATTACTTTACACAAAAGAGGTTACGCAACCTCGTTGAATCCATAGGAGAATTTTAAAATGGCATATGATACATATACACCCCTGTTTTCAGAGGTTCTGAATAAGGTCGCAAAGTTGAAAACTAAGAATGAGAAGATTGAACATCTACGCAAGTATAACAATGACTCTCTTCGTATGATTATCAAATCATCATTTGACCCTAAAATTGAGTGGGAACTTCCAGAGGGTGACGTTCCATACACAAAAAATGATGCACCCGAAGGTACAGAGCATAACATGCTTGCACATGAAGCACGAAAGTTGTATCACTTCATTAAGGGTGGTAATCCACAGATTACTCAGAACAAGAGAGAGGCACTGTTTGTTCAGATGCTTGAGGGTCTTCATGAAGATGAAGCAAAACTGCTTGTTGCTGCAAAGGACAAGAAGTTGCATCAGGTCTACAAGGGACTATCTGCAAACGTGGTAAAGACCGCATTCAACTGGACAGATGAGTATATGGTTGAAGAGGTAGAGTATCCACAGGGGTCTAAAGCTGCATCATTCCCCGACTAAAAAAACTTTCACAACAGCTCATTTTTTTGTTGACATATCCGAATCCGTATGGTACTATAAGACATAATCGAGATACGGAGTTGACATGACTTACAAAGAAGCACTGATTGCGATTGAAGAAAACCTTAAGAAGCACCGTGCTATGGGTGATGACCGGGCAGTGAAGGCTGACCTGTTGATGAAGAAGGAGTTTCTGAAGTTAATGGAAAAAAGTTAATTTTTCTGTTGACAGATTCGTTTTCGTGTGGTATAGTTAGTCATAAACTGAGAGAAGGAAAGAGAAATGACTGTTGTTGTGAATAAGACCGCTGATGACCTGATGATCGGACTCGGTAATATGTACGATGCGATGGTTGCAGACTATGCAAAGTTCATGGTTCCTGACACGGACAACAAGAAGACTATGAACGACGACTATGCTAATGGTCTTGCATACAAGTTCGGTAAGAAGTATGTCAAGGTTCTTGGGAATAATGGTGGCAATGTTATTGCCTTCGTTGTTAACACTGATAATGACAAGAAGTTCAAGAAGGGTGACATTCTGAAGCCTGCTGGATACAACGCTCCTGCTCGGAACAAGGCACGGGGTAATATCTTCGACGGTAACTACCCCATCAACTGGACCGGCCCCCTTTATCTCTAGGGGGCCATTTTAGGGGTTGACAGATTCCTTTTTGTGTGGTATAGTTAGACATAATCAGAGAGAGGTTGTTATGACTAAAGAAGTTTCGGTTCGTGAGATCATGGGTGATTTGCTCGACATCAATCCCATCGTTAATGTTGGGACTACAAAGACTCCCATGTATGTTGTAGATTCTTCGTGGTTGATTCGTGCCTATGAGAAGTCGATTGGAAAAGACATTGGTGACGACTTTGATGGGTATGTAGAGTTTTCTGACAAGTTTGTCGATGAGTTCACCATGTCTAATGATGTAGAATTGACTCTTGAGAAGATTATCTGATGAAGAAAATTGTGACTGTTGCGATTGAAACCCTGTTCATGTTAACCCTATTTGCGGCGGGATGGTTTGCTCTCGTCGTATTTTAGGGGTTGACAAAAAGAATCAAGTATGGTACTATAAGACATAATCAAGAGATGAGGTTGTCATGATTAGTGTTGATGTTACAGGTGGTCTGAAGAAGGACAGAGTTCTTGCTGAAGACATTGTGTGGTCGATGATTACCGTACTGATGCCCCGCATTCGTAACCTTGAAGTCGAGGTTCGTTTCTGCAAGACGATGGAAGATGGTGCTCAGGGTTGGTGTACTGTCGGTGATGATACTCGCCACCTCATTCTTGAGATTGACCATCGTCTGAGTCGTGTGGTCAGCAAGGAAGAGTTCATCGAAACGATTGTTCATGAGATGGTCCACGTTTGGCAGTGGGCCACGGGGCGGATAATTGAACGGTGGCGTGGTGGTTATCGGAATCTCTGGAAGTGTGAGGATGGTAAGTATCGCAACTTCATGAATGTGAAGTACATTGACCAGCCTTGGGAGATTGAGGCATACAAGTTGCAGGGTCCGTTGACCCAGGCATATATGGAAGTGAAAGGAATTAAATAATGAGTCAGATGAAAAACTTCATGATGGATGTTGAAGAGTTTGTGGATGGTTATTTCTTCGATGCTCCGAAACCGTTTGATTTCACCGTTGATGAAATCTGTGAGGATACAGAGAAGTTCTTTCTTTCAGTTGAAGCGGGACGTTATGCTCGTCAGTATATGGAACTAGAATATGAATGCACTTGAAGCACTTATAATTGCGGCAACACTTGCTGGTTCAACAGAACCAGCATCTCCAGTAGTCTATGATGATTCTGTAACCTGTCTAGCAAAGAATATGTATTACGAGGCAAGGAACCAAGGGACTGCTGGTTGGATGGCAGTCACTGCGGTTGTTCTCAATCGTGTGAATGACGATAGGTTCCCTAACTCAATCTGTGAGGTTGTCGAAGAGGGTCCAACTCGTAAGTCATGGAAAGACCCGAATGTAAGAATTCCAATCAAGCATCGTTGTCAGTTCTCATGGTTCTGTGATGGTCAATCAGACAATCCAAAGGACAAGACGACATACAACGAGATGCTAAGTCTTGCAGATAGTATTCTATCAAACGAACTGCCATTCTATGACATTACAGATGGCGCAACTCATTACCATGCAGATTACGTCACCCCTGCATGGGCAAAGACTAAGACTATGACAGTCGAAATTGGTGACCACATCTTTTATAAATGGGAACAATAGGTTGAATATTTTTTATCTATCGAAAGACGCTGAGACAGCAGCGCAGCTTCACTGTAACAAGCATGTCGTGAAGATGATTTTGGAGACTGCTCAGATGCTATCAACTGCACATCGTGTTCTTGATGGTGATGAGTATGCAGACGCAATGGGTTTATACAAACTGGCGCATAAGAACCACCCGTCTACAATCTGGACTCGTACCTCTGACGAGAATTATCTGTGGCTGTATGATCTGTTTCACTATCTTCTCAAGGAATATACTTTCCGTTATGGGAAGCACCATGCAAGTGAACGACTAGTTGGCGCACTCTCTAAACTTCCAGACAACATTATGTCTCTCGGTTTCACTGACCCACCTCAGTGTATGCCTGAACATTGTAAGGGTGAGGATACTGTTCTTGCCTATCGGACTTACTATATACTAGAGAAAATGCGTTTCGCAAAGTGGACGAAACGCCCTATGCCGGAGTGGTTTAATGCAGAGGGAGCCGTATTGGGATTATATGGGAAGACGAATGAAGGAAGAGAGACTACCGCGAATGTCTGAAACAGACTTATTGAAAAAAGAAATCTCTCAGATGCAAAGTCAAATTCAGTATTTGATGACGAGAGTTAAAGATTTAAACGAAGAGGTTGATAAGTTATCCAAATATCAACCAGATCAGTTGGAGTTATTTTAATGCCGACATATACTTTTTATAATGAAGAGATGGGAGTAGAATTTGATCTGTTCATGAGCATGTCTGAACGTGAAGAATATCTTAAGAACAATCCAAAGGTTACACAAATGCCATCTGCTCCTGCTATTGCTGGTGACCATATTATGGGTGTAGGTCCAAAGGTAGATGGTGGATTTACAGAGAACATGCAACGTATTGCAGAGTCACATCCAGGCACACCTCTTGCAGATCGTTACGGTTCAAGTAGTACACGATCTACTAAAGAAATTCAGACAAGAAACGTACTTAAGAAACACGGAGTGTTATAAATAAAATTGACACGGGCGAGAAATCAAACTTCAGCAAGGGATGCACAGCATCTACGCAAGCTGGGAAGTCACTCCGCCCATGTGTCAGAGGGGGGAAGGCGCGCCCCCACTCCCCCCTCTTTTTCTCTCTAAAGGATTGTTATGGCAAGTAAGAATAAAGAAATCAATCATTCCCAACTCGTAACTGTCAAACCCATTACAGACAGTCAGAAGGTTGTGTTTGATACATGGAAGAAGGGTAAGAACCAATTCCTATTTGGTGCGGCAGGAACAGGTAAGACCTTTGCATCACTCTACCTCGCACTCAACTCAGTTCTCGATTTGAAGACCAAATATGAACGAGTCATTATCGTGCGCTCTCTCATTCCCACAAGGGAGATTGGGTTTCTTCCCGGCGACGAGGAAGATAAGTCTGCACTGTATCAGGTGCCGTATCAGAACATGGTTCAGTTCAT